CTCCACCACCAGAAGGCTTTTTTGCTACTGGCTTTTGCGCCGCTTCTTGCGGTCTGCCTCCTTGCAAAGCTACATCAGCCACGCGCAACTCAAGGGCTTCACGCTCGTTTCCTTCCTTGTCTTTCCAAATGCGCTTTGTCAGGGATCCGCTAACCGAAACTTGCTGACCTTTCACCAGGTATTGCGACAGCGTCTCAGCGCGTTTGCCGAACAACACACAGGACCACCACAAAGTCGGCTTGTCCTTGCCGCCTTGATTGTCGGCCACGCTAAACCCGCATACAGCATCACCGTTTTGCAGATAACGGACTTCGGAATCGCGGCCTAATTGACCTGCTACTGTGATGTTATTCATCGGTGAAAGCTCCTTTCAGTTTTTCGTAATGACTCTTGATGCTGGCGTTTTTATTGCTTGCCTTCCATGCCTTGGCAAACGATGCTTTGAGTTCGTCAAGCGTGGTTGCATTGTCCATTTCAGCGACAAGCGCCATCAACGCATCAACGGAATGAGTTTCCGCGTCAGGATCGACGGTGTTTTCTTCGGTGGGGATGCAGAATGCTTGGAAAGCTGCGTATTTGTACGCGACGGACATAGCTTTGTTTGTGGCTTTGTCTCCAGAATCCATTGCCTCACCGTAGGTAGTGATGACATGTTTGGAACCGTCTTTAGCTGACACGAATTCGTAATCGACCTTGACCGTCACATAGAACAGTTTTCCGCCTTTGGACGATACTTGTTCGCTTACGACGCGTTCAGTGCAGCGGGGAAGGATGCAAAGCTCATGCTCGGCCAGCTTCCCCGACAAAGCGTTATAAACGCTGTCGATGCCGCGATACATGAATCCTTGCTGTTGATTTTTGCTGTCCTTGCTGATGCCTGTGGACGAAAATGCTTTGGTGATAGCCGCAATGGCTTTGTAGACTTCAGTTGTCATCGCTATTCCTAGAAAATTAAAACTTGATTACGCCTGCCTGCAGGTTACGTTCAATTTGAGATTTGTCTGCATCGCTCAATTGAACAGTGAACGATTCTACAGGCTTTTGGCGGCTTGCTCGCCATTCCTGGCGCTGTTTGTCAGTCATCACGGGTTTGCCTTTGGCTACCCATTCAGCATGACGTTGCTGGGCTAAGCTCATGTCATCCTTTCAATATAACCAGCAATGCATACGATAATGAATATGCAGCATAGGTATTTGGTTTGAGTGTTCATGGCTTAACTCACGGCTGGCCAAGAGCTTCATTTACAGACTGTCGGGCCGCCTCAAAATCACCATCATTGAGGAATTCCTGTATTTCTTTCAGTCCATCCAAAAGCGGGGTGCGCGGATCATCAATGCCAATAAAATCGCGCAAGTCTTCACATGTGGAACTAAGCGAATCAAGCAGCACTCTAGCTTCGTCTTTTCCAAGCCAGTCCATATCAATGGATGTCGTGCCTTCTTTGGCAGTTACATTGATATAGCTATCGCTGATCTTGCGAATGTCGAATTTCATATCATTCCCTCTCAATAATTTAGGATCCACTCACCCTCCCATGAAGCAGGGTTTATTCGATGTCTGACTTGTACTCAGTTGAAATACGGGGCTAATCCGTATTTGGTGAGTGGCCCTAACCTTTACAGCCGATGAAACATGCTCATTGAGCCGCCAAAAATGTGATGCAGCGCATCCTCAGCATGTGCAGCTTCATCCGCAATTTCATGTGCATGCCTGCTAGCGATTTGCCAGAACTCAGGACTGCAACCTTTCCCCGCAACGAAGTCCTTAGCCAGCACGCGCAAAAGGTCAGCGAAGTAAGAAAGTGCGTCCTCTGAAACCCCCCTGCTGATCAAGAACTCTTTGGCGTCTTCTTCGCTGGTGGCGAATTCAAAGATATGGCGCTCAATCTGGAAATGAGCCAGATCAACCACGCTCCGAGTTGTCGGCTCTTCTCGGTCATAGGCGCGCTGGGCTTTGTTTAATACGTCCATGATTTCCCGATCAGTAGTTGGGAATGCCCAGGGTTGTTGTCCTTGGCTCAGGCTTTTTTACTTTCCATTTGGCGACTTCGCGTTCATAAAACTTGCGTGGCACATTGCTGTTCCAAGAAGCGATCACATATTGGCCTTCAGGATCAACTTCTTTAACGACAACGCTATGCAATACGCCGCGCCGGATTGTGGTGTTTCCCATTTGTTGGCGAGTCACCGTGTATAAAACTTGCCCTGGTTTGATTCTTGAAATAGTTGCCATGGTTATCTCTATGCGTGGTGGTGGTCAGGCAGTAGCGCGCATTTCGATCTGAGCGCAGATGCGGCGCAGTTCTTTTTCTTGAGCGGCCCAGGCAGCGGCCCAGGAAGCGGCCCTGGCAGCGGCCCTGGCAGCGGCCCTGGCAGCGTCCCAGGCAGCGGCCCTGGCAGCGGCCCAGGCAGCGGCCCAGGCAGCGGCCCAGGAAGCGGCCCTGGCAGCGGCCCTGGCAGCGGCCAACTGATCTTGTGTTGCCTCGCCATTTGCAAAACGCTCCACGACATCAATCGCATTTTTGCTTCGTTGATCCTTCATCAGGTGCTCAACTTGACGAGCGCACCACACAGCGAAGAGGCGAATTTCACGGTCATGTCCGGCGACGGCGCGCAAGCACCACAGCGCGTCATCCAGTCCATTACTGTCCAAAACGGTGATGATGGACAGCGGTTCATCGTCGGCCTTGGTCTTGTTGAGGGTGCGCAGCAACTTAGACCAGCCTTCATGGCACGGTGAATGCTCGCGGATTTTGTTCAGTGTGGTTTGCATCTCAATTCCCCTGTGATTGGTGGTTACTGCCAGGTTGCACATTTGTTTGTGTGCTGCGATGTAGTCATCTTATCCTAACTAAAAATAAAAGCAAGCCTTTTTAACCTTGCAAGGTAAATTTAATTATGCAATACTGCACCAAAGTAACCAAGGAGTATAAATGAACGACGATCTAACTTATGTGCGGAATATGCTTCGAATTTGTAATGTGCGCCAGGTAGCCTTTGAATCCGGCATTGCTTATATGACGATTCAAAAAATCAAAACCGGTGAAACAAAAAATCCAAGCTATGAAAAGGTCAAAGCGCTTGCTGATTACTTCAGGAGCATTAAATGAATGAGCTTCTTAGTGTTTATCGGCATTTTGATAAAAATGGCCAATTGCTTTACGTTGGATTAACTAAAGATTTATTTAAGCGCCAATATTCACATGCATTAAAAGCAGATTGGAGGCGTGACATTTCTTATATAACCATTCAGCATTTTGAATCAAAACAAGAAGCTATTGACGCGGAATATATTGCGATAAAAGAGGAAAACCCTGTTTGGAACAATAAGCGTGATAAAAGAAATATAAATTTTGCCGAAGGAAGAAAAAAAGCATATGACACACGCAATGAATATATGGAAAAAAGACAATTTGTAATTCTCAACTTGTCATCTTCCATTGATAAAAAAATCGTTGCAAAAAATTCAAACGTAAAAATCAGTCACATTAAAAGTTTTTTACAAAAAGGTTGGGATTTTGAAATGACGGTAGACAAGCTGTACAACTATTTCAAGGGCGCAAAGAAATGAACACCAGCCCCCGCGATATTGCAGCATTCCGCCGTGTAACCAACAACAGCCCGCAGTTTAACCATGCGCAACGCAACTGTCAGGTATGCAAACGAAGGAGAAGTTTGGGTCAGTTCAAAGGTGATGAAACGATCTGCGCACAGTGCGCAAGGAGAATGTGATGACACATAACGATAGCCACTTGATGGCATTGATTGACGAACTTAAAAGATCGCGTGATGAAGCTATCACGAGGGAAGAAAAAACAATCGCTATTTTGCAGTCGCTACTTGAGCGAATTGAGCGATTAGAGCAGCAGCAAAATGCTTTTTCTGCATATGCAATAAGACAATCAAATAACGCACTGACAAGCGGACGGTACTAACGGGGGAATCATGGCAAAGATTAAATGCACTGATAGCCGATCTGTTGCAAAGCTTAACAAGCTTTTGGAATTGCTTGTTACTCCGATGGATTGCGATGAGCTAGCGCCTCATATGTGTATCACCGCATCAGCAACTTATGCATATTTGTATTATGCGAAATCGCAAAAGCTAATTCATATTTGTGGATGGAAGACGAATGGGGAAGGGTCACGTAAAGCAATTTTCACTGTTGGAAATTTGCCGGATGCAAAAAAACCTTCTGGCATTCCCAAACGTGATTTAAACGTCAGGGCGTGGAAGCGATTGAAGAAAGACAAAGAAAAGTACGAAGAATATAAGGGTGAAAAGAATCGTGCGTATAGAAAGCGAAACTTTAAACCATTCCGTGACCCACTTATGACCTGGATTCAACCGTGAACCTAATTGTGAACAGCGATGAATCCCTACAACGTGCTATCGGCGCATTGCGTCAAGCGTACTTAACGGAAAGATTTTTGCGTATAGCGGTGAAGACGGGTAAGGATCGCTCGCTAGACCAAAACGCCGGATCGCACCTTTGGTATGCCCAACTGGCTAGGGAATTGCCACAGGAAACAGAGCTTGGATGGAAATGTTTCTGCAAGCTTAACTTTGGAGTACCGATCCTGCGCCAATCAGATGAGGAATTCAAACAGCTTTACGATTCGGCCATCAGGAAATCGCTGACGTATGAACAAAAGCTTGCGGCCATGCGAGTTTTGCCAGTCACCAGCCGCATGAATGTGAAGCAAAAGACCGAATATCTGAAGTTGATGCAGGAACATTTTGCAAAGCAACATAGGGTGATCCTAGAATTTTTATGAAGTTTATGCGATTTACATAAAATGGAGAAACAAATGAGCGAATGGATTGAGTGGAAAGGCGGAAAAAATCCGCCAGTTGATATTAAAAAACCTGTTGATATAAAAATGAAATCTGGCGTTGTAAAACATTTGGAATGTGCTATCGGTGCATTTTGGGGACATACTGGATCGGTTGGTGACATTGTCGCTTACCGTATTGTGAAGGAAAACAAATGAGCCAATGGAAGCCAATTTCCACAGCGCCTAAAGATGGCAGTTATGTGATTTTATATGTTCCAGATGAAGATTCTGAATTGACAATTGCATGTTGGATATATGGAGATTGGCGCTCATGGGTTTGGAGCGAAGATTGCTGGCAAAATGTGCTTAATCCAACACATTGGATGCCACTGCCGGAGCCGCCAAAAAAATGATAAGAACTGCGTTTAAAAAAAAGAAGAGAAGGAAATGCGCGATTAAAACATGCCGCGCTGAATTTGAACCCCGCAGTATTTCTCATAAGGTGTGCGGAAAAGAGGAGTGCGCCATAGCTTGGGGCCTGCATGAAAGGGAAAAGCGTCTGGCAAAGGTGGCAAAGGAAGACCGCAAGAACGCATCAGAACGCCGCCAGAAGCTTAAAACGAGGTCGGACTATATCAAGGAGTGCCAGATTGCTTTCAACGCCTATATCCGCGCTAGGGACCGCGATAAGCCGTGCATATCGTGCGGAGTTCCACTCGCACAAGAAACCGTTGGAGGCGGGTTTGACTGTGGCCATTATCGATCAGTTGGCAGTGCGCCGCAGTTACGCTTTCATATCGACAACGCCCATGGGCAATGTAAAAAATGTAATCGATACGGTGCGGGTCGAGCGGTGGATTATCGAATTGGCCTCGTTTTACGAAGAGGAGCCGCTACGGTGGAGTCATTAGAAGCAGATCAGTCCTCCCCAAAGTGGACGATCCCTGAATTAGTTGAAATGAAGAAACAATTTGTACTCATGAGAAAGGAAATTGAAAATGAGCAAGCCTCATCTTAGAAAGTGCGGGCCTCGAGCCTGGTTATGCACTAACAGCCCGAAAGAAAAGCACATCCTCAGAGGCGTTGCGGCCCCGACGCCCCGAGAAGCTTACTATCGATGGCAATCGTTGTTGAAAATAGTTCCAATCAGTCAATTATTGATTGAGAAAAAGTAGGACATACAGGAAATTGCAACAGTGTCGGGCGTTGATGAGATTTTGTAAGAAAACCCTTGCAAAGCTGGGCCGTTTAGACAATAATTTACTCGTCTGTGTGGCAGCAGACAAATGCAAATAGATCGGTAGAGTAGTAGCAAGCCCGAATGTGTTTTAGGAGGCTGCAACGGTTAGGAATCTTGGGTATCGATCCCCATGCAAAGAGACCTTACCCGCGCCGCCAGCGCCAGCCTCCTAAAGTATATTCGGGCTTTTTTTACGTCTATAGCTGCCGAACAGTCCGTACTCCAGACGAAACTAAGTGCGACCCGGCAGCGTGGAAGAAGATGGGTAGAGGTAGGGAGAAATCCCAAGGTGCAATTCCTACAATCCTCCGTCTGGCGTGAACTTGGTAGACGAGGGCGTAAGAGTTTTGATCTCTTAGCTGACCAAGATCCTGGTAACAGGGGTGACGCTCAATCTCTCTCTTCTCCATATGCTATGGGGTTAGGGGGCGTTTGGGTGAAATATAAACAAAGGAGAGTATTAATGGAAATACCAGAATGGCTGCCAGTAGATGAGTGGAATGCATATTTGGCAATGCGCAAACAGATGGGAAAGAAGCATCAAGCCACTGATTACGCAAAGAAGTTGTTGGTGAAGAGGCTAGACGAATTCCGAACGCAGGGGATGGACGTAAAGAAGATCTTGGAACAGTCGATTATGCGTAGCTGGGTAGGGGTATTTCCAGTGCAACCTGATCGCAAGGTAGCCCCTGCAGAACCTGTTTTTGACCCTGTGCAGCGTACTAAAGACCTGATCCAGTCCTACGAAACATCAGAAAAGATCGCAGGGGGATATGAGGAATTCCGGGCCATGATGAAGCAAAGCAACATTCTTAAACACTAAGGGAATACATTCCATAGGAGAAACACATGAACTACCAAGCAATTGAAAAAGAAATCCAAGAAAAGGGCCTTACTGCCCAGCGCATTACTCTCGCTGACATCGAGGCCAACATCGACAGCGAAGTCAGCTTTGTTGTTGGGAACGTTTTGAAAGACTGCCCTGTGAGTGACAGCGCAAAGTTGCTGACAATCTGTGTTCTGACGTTAAAAAATGGTTTCACCGTGACCGGCGAATCGGCATGCGCCAGCCAAGAAAACTTCGATGCTGAGATTGGTCACAAGATCGCGCGCAAAAACGCCATCCAGAAGATCTGGCCACTGATGGGTTATGCCCTGAAGCAGCGCCTGCACGACTTCTATTGACGGTTGATTTGCATATCACCTGGTTTCGGCCGGGACTAACCAAGGGGAAATCATGAAAGAAGAGGGAAAAGTAAGCTGGGAAGAACCAGAGTCGATGGAGGCCATCATTATCTGGGCTGAGAACGATCACAAGATGCCGACTGATTACTGTGTATTTCTGTGGTCGGTGATTCTGTTCATTGTGTTTGGCATCCCGGCGCTGTTTTGGGTGTTTGGTCAATAAAGGGGAATGAAATGCGTGGTTATTTTGAGTTGTTTATCGCAAGTTTTTGTTTCATTGCTGCTATTTTGGTTGGCGCTTTTGTAGGTGGATTGATTGGTTATTACATGGAATTGACTTGTAATTAACAATCAGGAGCGACTAATGGAACATAGAAACCTTGAAGAGCGCGCCCTCCGGATGCTGGCAGAGAAGAATTACACGGCGCGAGGGTTTGGAGCAAAGATCCACATTACCGAGGAAAACGCCAAAAAGTTCCTTGAGGGCCTGGTTGAACAAGGAAAGGTAACAAGAACCAAAACGGCGCGGATGACATCGTATTACGTACAACCAGTGGTATCGGTGGATCCAAGAATGCCGGTGCCATACAGGCCGGAATTCAAGGAATACAGGTACGATTTGGGCGCATTTGCCAGACTGTGTGAAGGTGCTAGGACCGAAAGAGGCTACGTATGAACTGCAAACAAGGCGATCTAGCTATCATAATTGGTTGTACAAAAGGGCAAGAATGGAGCTTAGGAAAGATTGTGAATACCATTCAATACCTTGAATGGTATGGCGAAAATGCATGGTTCATCAGGCCAAAGCTCGTAAATCCCAATGGAGTGACTTGCGATGCTGCTTTGGATGAGTATTTGCGCCCCATTTCTGGCCTTCCAATGGAAGAAGAAACAGAACAAAAGCTGAAGGAGCCAGCATGAAAACAGACAACTGGCTGATCTGGTGGGCAACAGGCTTACCTGCAGCATTGATGGTTATTGCATATTGGTCGATGTAACTACAGGAGAGAGGGAATGAAAAGGCTATACAGGGTTTCAGTAGAGTTTGAAATGGTCGTAGAAGCTAAAAATGAAATGGAAGCGCATTTTGTTGCTGTTGAACATGCTGCAGAGTGCGTTTCAGATAATCCGCCTGAAACTGCTGTATATGGCGTTGTAAAGCATGCTGTTGAATTGCCTGATGGATGGGATGAAATGTGTTTGCCTTATGGCGGTGATGGTGAAAAACGGATCGGCCAAATTCTTCAGGAGCAATCCAAATGACTAACCTGACCCCATGGTTTGACCCCAAAGTAGACGGACAGCCGGTAAGGGTTGGATGGTATGAGCGGGAATACAAATGGGTAAAAGGCAACGACGCCCGTGACTGGTGGAATGGAATGGAATGGTTTTATGGAGACGAGGACGGAGGATTTAGTGACATACCATCCCGCCAACAAGATCGTCCCTGGCGCGGCCTGACAGAACCTAATGAGGAGAAGCAATGAGTACGTTTGTTTTGGTTGTTGCTGTCTCGCTATGGATCGCCATAGGTTTTTTGTCATTGGCATATTGGTGGACTCGCGAACATGACGCGCATGCATCAGACATTGCAATGTTTATTCTTGGCGGTCTGTATTTGGGACCAATTGCATTGATCTTTGCGCTAATTGGGTTTGTGGAATCCCATGAAAACAAAATAATTATCCGGAGGCGTAATGGTAAAGAGTAGCGAAGTCCTGCGCCTGGCGGCTGAGTTGGCGCTCGATCCGGAAGAGAAGTTTGCTTTAACAATTGCTGGTCAAAAGTTCGAATTGCGCAGATATGAGCAAGACCGCATCAATGAATTTATTTGGGATGTTGGATATTGCCACGCTGCATATGGCGAAGAATCTTGCATGGCCCTATGCCTAGCCGCAGCCATAGCAGAGGATGAGGGGGATTGAGATGCCATATGGTTTTTTATTTTTGAGCATTTGGTGTCAAGTTGGAATGGCATTTTCCATACATGACAAATTCTATTTTTTAGCCATCTTTAACGCATTGATGGCAATTGCCTGCGCTTATAAAGCAGGTCGGGAGTGGAGGCAATGAGAAAGTTTGATCTGGAAGCAGCAAAAGCCGGAGCCCCTATTGTTACGAGGGATGGGACGGAAGCAAAATTCGTGACCCACATTCCAGAGGCAAGCGAAGGTTTCCGTGTTGTTTGGATGCAGCGCGGCATTGTTGGCTGCTCTTATGAAAATGGGAAATTAGGAGAGAATATTGATTCTCGTCATGACCTCTTCATGAAGCCACAGAAGCGACTCGGATATATCAATATTTGGTATAACAAAGAGCACGAAGAAATTCGTTGCAATACACGTCCTTATGAATCAATGATTGATGCTTATGAAACAGCCAAAGGGTCATCAGATTATCTTGCTATTGCCGTGCAAATAGAAATTGAGGAATAGCTTGAATACCCTTAAGCCAGCAGCTAAAATATAACCGTTGAGGTTCCCCCTCTCTTCTTCCCTCAACAGACGCGCTAACCCCCTTACGGCGCGCCAGTCGGTGAAAGGCCGATGTTTTTGCATCAATATCAAAGCTGCCGCTTGGATGAGGCAAGCAGGGATGTTACCAGTGCTCATGAACTGGATAGTCTGTAAACCCAGACCAGCTTTGATATTGGTGTAATGCAAGTGCATGAGAAACGCTCAGGGATACTTCGCGGTGCTGAAAAGTACGCAGCGGTCACCGAAAAGCCTTTGCCTGGTAGCGCGGGCCACCAATAACCAATTGACGAATGCGCAGGCTGATGCGCGCGCGAGGAGCCAAGGTGCAGAGTGCTCGGGCATGTGACCGAGTTTATGCAACGACTAGGGCGGTTCGACTCCGCCTTGTGCCCAAAGCTAACGATGACGCTAGGGCAAGCCGGAGCTCAGCACCGGCCGTCAATAGTCCCCGGCTTCGGCTGGGGATTTTCTTTTATGCCTTGAGCTAAAACTGCTAGAATAAATCAGGCACGACATTTTACATAACGTTTAATGTTGATATGAGGAAATAAAGGCGAAATACTCAATCGCGAGAGGCAATTATGTCAGTCAAAACAGCAGATGATGTAGTGAAAGAAATGTTGGCGCAGCTGAAGATCCAACGTGATAATAAAATCCCTTTGAAAGAGCAACGCGTAGTTATCACCAAAGATGACGCAGAATCATTACGTTGTAAGCTAGATGGGGAAAAACATTTTTGTGCAAAAGGAATTGTTTGGGATGCGCCTGGGCCAGGGGTTGCTATCAATGTTGTTGACGATAAGCAAGAAACTATTGTAGTAAATAATGGTGTGGAAAATGCCGAAGGGTGAAAAGTTCGGCGGCAGGGTGAAGGGAACGCCCAACAAGGCCACGCAAGACGTTCGTGCTGCTATAGCTATGTTCGCAGAGGCAAACGTCTCAAAGCTTCAGGAATGGCTTCAGGCGACGGCTGACGGAGACCCTGAAAACGGGGTAAAGCCAGATCCGGCCAAAGCGGCCGATCTGTATTTGAAGGCGATTGAGTACCATATCCCTAAGCAAGCTCGTATTGAGCACACAGGGGAAGGCGGTGGACCTGTCCAAATCGTTGCATCTGCAGTAGATGAGCGGATTTAAGCTCAACCCAAAGCAGGCAGAGGCGCAAGAGAAGCTTGCGTCTGATGCTACACACATCATGCTCTTCGGCGGAAGTCGAAGCGGCAAAACATTCCTCTTAGTACGCAACGTTATCCTTCGGGCTTTGAAAGCGCCTGGGTCTCGTCATGTCGTCTTGCGCTTTAGGTTCAATGCGGTAAAGAACTCGGTGGTCATGGATACTTTCCCTAAGGTAATGAAGGTCGCTTTTGCTGGGGTGAAGTACAACATGAACAAGACAGACTGGTTCGCTGAGTTTGAGAATGGCAGCCAGATCTGGTTCGGTGGGCTGGATGACAAAGAACGCACCGAGAAGATTCTCGGTATGGAATTCGTGACGATCTACCTGAACGAATCCAGCCAGATTCCGTGGGGCTCTGTCGGAGTGGCGGTCACTCGCCTGGCGCAGAAGGCACAACAGATCATCACTGGCCGTCAGCCAACAGACCTCAAGCCACGCATGTATTACGACTGCAACCCGCCGTCAAAGGTGCATTGGTCGTATATGCAATTCATTGAGAAGCGCGATCCAGAGACTAAGAAGCCGATCTCAAACCCGAATGACTATGTCTATTTCCAGATCAATCCTATCGACAACGCTGAGAACTTGTCAGCTGGGTATCTGGATACGCTGAAAAATCTCTCTCCACGCCTGCAAAAGCGCTTCCTCAAAGGGGAGTTTGCTGACGCTAATCCAAACGCGCTATTCCATGACGAAACTATGGACAAGTGGCGCGTTACCGATAGTACAACAATGCCAGACCTGATTAGGCTGGTTGTCGCGGTGGATCCGTCTGGCTCTGACGATGTAGACAACGCAGACAATGATGCTATTGGCATTATCGTGGCTGGCCTTGGATCGGATGGGAATGCGTATGTGCTGGAAGACTGCACGGTGAAAGCAGGTCCTTCAACCTGGGGGCGCGTTGCTACTGATGCGTATGATCGTCATCAAGCTGATGTTATCGTTGGCGAAATTAATTACGGTGGAGCAATGGTTAAGCATGTCATCCAGACAGCTAGACCGCGCACACCTTATAAGCAGGTCACGGCATCACGCGGGAAAGTAGTTCGGGCCGAGCCATTCTCGGCGCTTTACGATCAAGGAAAGGTGCGCCATGTGGGTGATTTCCATGATCTTGAAGATGAGCTATGTGCATTCTCAACCGTTGGATATGTTGGCGATAGATCCCCAAACCGAGCTGATGCATTGATTTGGGCGCTGACTGAGTTATTCCCTGCACTAGTTGAGGACCGACGCGAAAAGAAGAAATTCAACGTCGCAGACTATATGCCTTCATCCAACAGTTACCCAGGCCGTTACTGATTGATTTCTATATAAAGAGTGCTAGAATCCGACATTATGTCAAATGGTCCCCGCGAAATTACCGACGAAGACCGCGAAATCCTCGATGAAGCAACAGAGCGATTTGAGCGGATTCAGGCGGATGATAGAGAGAACCGCGAGAATTATCGCGCGGATACGCTATTTGTCTATTCGCCAGGCAGTCAATGGCCTGAAGAGGTCAGGGCTACACGCTCAGCATGGAAAGAACTTTGTTTAGAGTTCAATCAGCTTAAGCAGTTTGTCTCTCAGGTCGTCAATGACCAACTCCAAAATCGCCCAGGTATACGGTATTTCCCGGCAAGCGGCGAAGCATCCAAAGAAGTAGCTGAAATCATGCAAGGCATGGCCCGGAACATCGAGAATGAGTCCGGCGCTGAAGCTATTTACGATAATGCATTCAAGTCAGCCGTGGTTGGTGGGCGTGGTGCATGGCGGATTTGCTCTGAATACGCATCTGATGATAGCTTCAATCAAAAGCTTGTCATTAAGCCAATTGATGACATGCTCAACGTCTATGCAGATCTTGATTATGAGCAACCTGACGGATCGGATCGTAACTTTGTCTTTGTGACATGCCGATACACCATTGAGGAATTCAAGCGTAAATGGCCGAATGCTCAAGCGGTAAACTTTGAATCTCTTGAATCATGCTGGGCTGATACAACTGAATCGATCATCGTTGCTGACTATTACCGTCGCGTATGCGTAAAGCGCTCATTGGTTGAAATGACTGATGGCACGGTAGGGTTCAAGGACGAAATGCCGGATGAGGCTGATTGGCCGGAAGGCGTGGCGATCAAGCGTGAACGTGATGTCGATACTTACAAGGTCGAATGGTTCACGATCAACGGATATGAGGTGCTTGACCGGTATGAATGGCCTGGCCCGTATATCCCGGTGGTAATTGTTCCTGGCGATGACATGATCATCAACGGGAAGCGCTGCTATCAGGGTCTGACTCGTCATGCTCGTGATGCTCAGTCCATGCTGAATTTTGGCATGACTCAGCAAGCTATCCATTTGTCGCTGACTCCTCGCGCACCTTGGGTCATGGCTGAAGGGCAGAACGAAGGTTACGAAGACATGTGGCGCGATGCCAATAACCGTAACTTCTCGGCGCTCATTTACAAGCCGACGACTGTTGATGGCAACCTTGCGCCCCCGCCGCAGCGTACCGCTCCTTCAATGCCGGATGCTGGTTGGAACAACTGGTGTCAGATGATGATTGGCATGATCAAGTCAACCATCGGCATGTATGAGCAATCACTTGGGCAAAAGGGCAATGAACAGTCCGGAAAGGCCATCGTTGCTCGTGAGCGCCAGGGCGACAACGCAACTTTCAACTTTGTTGACCATCTGGCACGAGGAATTGCGCTCACTGGACGCATTCTTGGTGTCGCATTCCCTGTTTATTACGATGCCGAACAAATGGTGCAAGTCATCAATCCTGATGATACGCGCAAGATGGTCATGATCAATCAGGCGATGCCAAACCCGGATAATCCGCTGCAGGCTATCAAGAACAACGATATTACCGTTGGCAAATACGCCGTTGTTAGCGAATCTGGGCCTAGCTATGCGACCAAGCGCCAAGAAACATCCGATAAGTTGATGCAATTTGTTCAAGCATTCCCGCCTGCTGCTCAGGTGGCTGGTGATCTGATGGTGAAATCGCTTGACATCGCTGATGCGGACCTTATTGCAGACCGATTGAAAGCTCTGTTGCCCCCGCAAGTTCAACAAGCTGATGCTTCTAAGCAGGATGGCAAGCCGCCAATGGATCCGCAGACGATGCAGCAAATGCAACAGCAACAGCAAGCGCTTGAGCAAGCCAAGCAAACCATGGATCAGATGCAACAAAAGATCAAGGAACTTGAGTCGGGCGCGCAAGATAAGATTCAAGCGGCTCAAGTTGATGCTCAAGTAAAGCTGCAGCAGTCCGAGTTGGATGCACAAACAGCGCTGAAGAAAGCGCAGATTGATGCGGCCGCCAAGATTGAAGCTGCTCGCATTGATGCGGAAACAAACCTTTTGCTCGCGCAACTGACCACACCGAAAGAATTGTCGGCTAGTGGTAAAGCAGTTCCTGCTCAAGAGCAAGAAGGAACTGTACAAAACGACAGTGATATTATGTAAAATAACGGCAGCCCAACAATAGGAACAATCATGGCAATCCAAGTCAACGTTAGCGCCGGTCGAACATCCCAACCGTATCCTGTTGGCATTGGTAATGTTGTCACTTTGACTCCTCAGGCTGTAGGCGGTGGTACTGGCTATGTTGAATATAGCCAAAGTCCGATGACTGATATCACAAATGGCCTCGCTGTTTGGGTCCGCTGGCCAAAGGGGTCTGTCAATGTGACGACTTCGGATACGTCAGAATATGTAATGTTTATCCGTTTTGTATGTACAGCTGGAAACATTGCATTCACTGTTGGCGATGTGACGGGTTCTCGTTCAAATCCGCTGATGCCGTGGATTTCTAATCAAGCAACCTATGTTTTCGATGCGAATGGCAATTACATCGGGTTGAGCGGCCCTGGTGGCGTCACATCTTCCGCTATTCCTACTTACACTTGGGCTAACCGTCCTACAGGAGCGGCTGCAGTAACGGGGAATATTGCTCGATTCTCTGATGTTGGCGGCGGCAGTACTTCAACTGGCGGCGGTAATTTCTTCTTCTACAACGGAACTCGCTGGAAGCCAATGGCAGGTTCTATTTGCTTGGATGCCGTTGATACTGCTAATGCAGCCGTTGCTAATACAACTGAGCAAAACCTTAACCCCAATCACGTTTTGATTCCTGCTGGCGTCATCGGTGACTATGACCGCCTGCGTTTGTGGGTTTCTCTCTCTAAAAATGCTGCCTCGGACAGCTCTACAATCCGTGTTCGATTCGGCCCTCTGGGAACTACGGCGGATCCGATTCTCGCTACTGTAACCACGCTTGCAACAACCAATCAATCGCTTGGCTTCATCATGGAGTTCAAGCGTAACTCTGCAACTACCATTCAGAAGCAAGGTAATGCATCCACTGATGTGAGTTTCAACGGTGCAAGTGCAGGAGCATACCCGGCGGCAGTGACGGTATCTGACATGAATGTAAATGGCATGTATATGTCGATCACATCGCAGATGACTGGTGGCACGGAAGTTGTGACGTTGCAAGATTTCGTTCTTGAACTTTGCACAACGGATTCCCAATAATGAAAAAAGCTCTCTTTGTGTTGGCGTTTATCTCTGGGTTTGCTAATGCGGCCCCTTGGGATTTGAACGCTCAACAGTATGACCAATTCGGCACAAGCATGATTAACCGTCTGCTTCCTCTTCCTACGGGTGGTGCAGATGGTATTTATGTTTATGAGGCAAGCTCAAATCTTCCTCGTCTGGCTACTTACGATTCGACTATCCGAATGACGGGCCAGGTTATCGGCGTCAATCCTGCCACGTTAGCAGGCAAGTTTGATACGCCGACTGGCAATTCGGGCCAGTATGTACGGGGTGATGGGACTTTGGCGACCTTCCCGACAGGCGTTTCGTACTTCAGCAATGATGCAAACTACGTCACTAGCTCTGCGCTGACTACTACGCTTGGTAACTACGCCACTACAGGCGCGCTGACTTCTGGACTGGCGACAAAGTTCAATAGCCCGTCTGGTACATCGCTTCAATATGTTCGTGGCGACGGCACATTGTTCACGTTCCCTACTGCTGTTTCCAGCTTCACTAATGATTCGAACTATCTGAATCAAGCGGGGGCTAGGAACGCTATTTCTCTGACGACTACTGGAAGTGGTGCAGCCACTTACAACAGCAGCACAGGCGTTCTTAACGTGCCTACGCCAGCAGGTGCTGTCACTCCGTCTCAGGCTAGTGCAACTCGCTCGCTCAACACCATTTATCAGGTCAGTTCTACGCGGCCTGCGCTGGCTTTTTACAGCGTTCAATGCACTATCACCGCAACTATTTCTGGTGGTCAGAATTGCGATGTGATCTTTGAGATTGCCAGCGATAGTGGATTCACTGCCAATGTTCAAACGGTTTCCATTTGTGGTGATGGTCAGACTTACACGCTGGCAGTTGCTTTGCAAGGCGTTCAGCCGACTACGAAGATGTGTGGTGGTTGGATCCCGGCAGGATATTACGCTCGTTTGCGCACTGTTCAAAACACTGGCGCACCGACTTTCAGCTATCGCGCTGGTCAAGAAATCACGATGTAAGGAACGGTCATGACTCCATGTGGATACCAGCAAATTGTAGCGGCAACGATGGATACAGGGGCGCAATTAACGATCCCGAATATCACGCCGCCAGCAGGCCAACGACCGCAATACATCATTATGGTTGCGGAAGGTCAAAATGTGCGTTGGCGTGATGATGGCACGGCCCCGACAGCAACTGTAGGCATGCTTTTGCCGACGAATACGCCTGTGTTTTACGATGGCCCGCTGACCGCGCTGCGTTTTATCAGTGCTACTGCAGGAGCCATTTTGAACGTCAGTTTTTATTATTGAAATCGCGCCGACTGAATACTGGTCTTCAGTCGTAATGAGCGAAAAAGATCAGGCAAAACCCAATCATTGAATCTCTATTTGGAGAAACTTATGGCAACAACTTATTACCAAGTAAATGCGGGTTCGACGGTTGGACCGATTGCCGTTACACCGCAACTGTCGATTACTGCAGCTCCGTCCGTTTTGGGTGGATCTGTCACTATTGAATCGGCTCCGACTCAAACTGGCCCGTGGACTACTCAACTTACCGGTCAAACTGGTGGCTGCGTGCGTACCACTACCAATGCATGGGTGCGTATCACTGCTGTGACGTCGCAGGCTAACGCATTCATTTCTGACCTTGGCGGCTCTAACGTTGGTGCAGTCAATAGCATGGTCAGCATCAATGCGCCGATGGCTTCGCCAAACCAAACCACTGCTTCTTATCTGGCTGGTTTCAAGGTTCCGCCTAACTATCTGACCTCCAACTTCCGCATGGAAATCGAGGGCACCGTTAGCGTTACCAACTCTGCCACCGTCAAGACCCTGAACGTTTATGCAAACGGTATTGCTGGTACTGCCCTGGCTACTTCGCCGTCTCTGGCATCGATTGCTAACTATGCTTTTGAGACCACGATTGCAGGCCGTGGGGATGGCGTTACTCTGGTTGGCACTGGTGTATTGGCTTCGCAAACTTCTGCTCAAGGCGGTGTTGGCTCGACCACTACCGCGCTTCCGACGCTGACTCGTGACTATATCGGCCAAGAAACCGAATTCGTCATTGGCGTTACCAAGGCAACTGGCACTGATACTGCGCAACTGGAATCGCTGCGCGTCACTATTTACCCGTAAAAAAATGGCTCACCGGTTGGCCGTCAGCCGGGTTCTGAAACATGGAAACCATGGAAATTGAAAACGAACTCCAACCTTCGGGAGTAAGCGAAGAGGTTAAGCCTGTTAGTGAGGAAATTCCTCAAGATGGTGACTCAGGCACGCCGCAAGAACAGGAAAGTGAAGAGGAAAAGAATGCTCGTGCGCTAGCCGAGGATGCAGAGCGTAGTCGCTTGCGTGAGGAGCGTCGTCAGCAAAAAGTCCAAGCTCGGATTAATGAACTGACTGCGCAACGATACCGAGAAGAGGCGCGTGCTAATGAATTGCAGCGGCAGTTGGAAGAGGCCCGTAAAGCTTCTACCCAACGACCTGAAACAAATCAAGCACCGCGCCGTGAAGACTTTGAGTCTTATGAAGACTACTTGGAAGCCAAGGTTCTTCATAAGGCCGAAGAGATCGCGTCTGCAAAACTAGCTGGATATGGTTCCGAACAGAAAAAACTGTCCCAAATGGAACAGGCTGAGAAGAACCGTAGGGAAAGTGAAAAAGCGTTCATGGATCGCCGCGCAGCTCTTGAAAGAGAGATCCCGGATTTCCGTGAAGTGATTGAGGACTGGGAACCTGATCTGCCCGCTAATGTAGTGGACATGATTGTGAATCTGGAACAAGGTCCGCTGATTACTTACCATCTGGCTAAGAATCCTGGCTTGGAGGCAAAGTTTAAAAGTGCCCCCGAATATATGCACGGTGTTCTTATCGGTGAAATGCTCGCCGGACTCAAGAGCGCTCCTAAAGCAACATCTGCGCCACCGCCTGGTAAGCCGGTTTCAAGTTCGAAAAGTGCGGCCTCTGATGGCCCGCCTTCTGATCCGGAAAAATACTATGCGTGGGCAAGAAAAAATCTTCGTTAAAGGAAATTAATCATGGCAAATGGCTTTCAGAACCCGGTAATGTACACTGATGAAACTCTTCGAGTCCTGGCGAACAATATCGTCCTGGGCAAGAAGGTTTCTCGCAAATGGCAGAAGGAATTCGGCAAAGAAGCGATGAAGATCGGCGATACCATCAATATCCGCCGCCCTGCTCGTTTCACTGTCTCGACTGGTCAAGCTTTCTCCGGCCAAGACTACACCGAAACCTCGATTCCTCTGGTTGTCAACCAGCAAAAGCACATCGATACTTCGTTCACCAGTGCTGATCTGACCCTGAAACTGCAAGACTTCTCGGATCGTGTTATCAAGCCCGGTGCTATCCAACTGGCCCAACAGATCGATATCGATGGCTATATCAACGCGAAAAACACCGTTGGCAACCTGACCGGTACTCCGGGCACTTCGCCGAACAACGTTTCGTTCCTGCTGGATATCGGCAAGAAGCTGGATGACTTCTCCGCTCCGCGCGATGGTGGCCGCTACTATGTTGGCGATCAAGGTACTACCGCATCGCAAATCGCATCGCTGACTGGCTTCTTCAATCAGCAAAAACTGGTTGGTCAACAGTATGAAGATGGCATCTTCGTTGACAGCACCAATACTCTTGGTCTGAAGATCGCCATGTCTCAGAACGTTGCCCGTCAACTGGTTGGGCCGCTGGGTGGTACGCCGGCTGTGAACGGCGCTGGTCAATCGCTGGTTTCTGGTTGGGCTAACACCGGCAACCTGATCACCAACGGTTGGACTGCTGCTGTTGGTCTGCGTCTGCGTGCTGGCGATGTGTTCACCATTGCAAACGTGTTCTCCGTCAACCCTGTCACCAAGCAATCGACCGGCCAACTGATGCAGTTTGTGGCGATCTCCGATACCTCGTCCGATGGTTCGGGTAACGCCACCATCCCCATCAGCCCGGCGATTATCTCCGCTGGTCCGTTCCAAAACGTTACCAGCGCTCCGGCATCGGGTGCTCTGCTGACTGTTTCCGGTACTGCCAACACCTCGTATGCTCGTAACCTTGGCTGGCATGAGGATGCATTTGAACTGGCTGTCGTCAAGATGGTTGACCTGGCTGAGTTCGGTGGCTGGGGTGCTGTGCGTGCTCAAGATGGCTTCTCGCTGCGTGTCTTCCGCCAGGCTGCGATCTCTTCTGATACCGTTGGGAATCGTGTTGACGCTTTGTATGGCTGGGCGACCCCGTACCCAGAACAAGCAACTCAGCAAGTCAGTGCATAAACAGTAAGTTTCGGCGAATAGCCAACCGGCGCGTAGTTCCTCCCCTTTCTGCGCGCTGGTTTTTTAAGGGGTGTTGAGGCGATAGATGAATACTCAGATTGACTATAGCAATGTTATGCAACCCCAATTGACCGTGGATGAAGGGTCTTGGGAACCGCCCGTGCATAAGTTCTTTGGTAAGAAGCTCCCAAATGGGAAGATGGAGCCGGAACCCCGTTATTATCATCAGGAATATCCGAAGATGAAGTATTTTGGTGATGAGCGCGGCATCCGAGCAAAGCAAGTGAATACCGTGCAAGAAGAGGCTGCACTTGGAGAGGCATGGCTTGATTCTCCGGAACCATTTGGATTTATTGGCGCACCATCTTTTGAACAGATGCTTCAGATGAAAGAAGCTGAATTTGGTGCTGACGCATCTGCAGATCAAGGCGAAGTAATTTCTCCTGCTCCCCGCCGCGGTCGCCCTGCAAAGGCTGATTAATGACTACCGTCGCTACTCTCTGCCAGGATGCAGCGTTTGAAGCCAAAGTATTGGGCCAAGATCAGACATTGTATGCTGGGGATGCTCAACTGATTCTTCGTTGGCTGAATCGAATGCTTGATTCGTGGACGAACGAACGGCAAATGATCTTCAACAATGAAGTGGCGACGTTTACAATGACGGCTGGCGTTGCGACGTACCTTACAAGCGTACTTCCTAAAGGCCGTCCAACTGCAATTACCGCGATGAAGGTGCGGCTGAATAACATTGATTACGATGTGACTTTCATCGATCTTTATAAGTGGAATGAAATCAGCTACAAGCTGACCCAATCCATTCCTGATCAATGTTATTACAACCCGAATTTCCCTGATGGGGAAATGAATTTTTACCCTGTCCCGTATGCTGATTTCACATGTACGGTAACAGCAAATTATCCGCTGGGCGGCACTACGGCATTGACACTTTCGGATGATTTGGTGATGCCAGCAGGCTATGAGTCAGCAATCGTAAGTAATTTGGCGGTAGAAATTTGGGAAAGTTTTAAGGGCGGTGAGCCGCCTGCATCGCTGCAAGCAAAAGCAACAAAAGCAAAAGCAGTGTTGAAGAGAACCAATTTCCAGCCTTTGGAAATGAACACTCCATTCGACCAAAAATACGACGATATTTCAAACGCCTTTTTATATAAGGGCTTTTAACTTTAAAGGGGTATTACATGTCTGAACAATTTGAAGCAAAACTTGAAGGTCAAGCCGCTGAAGGTTTCCCGATGATTCCTTTGTCGGACATTGTGGTGATTGAGCAGCATAAGGAAGAAAAGACCGGTGGTGGGATTATCTTGGTTGGCAGCGAACAAAAGTTTCCTTGCGGTCGTGTTGTTGCTGTTGGGCCTGGCCGGGTGTTTTCTTCTTATCTTGATGCTTCCGGTCATCATATGGGCGGCCACGAAGTACCAATGCGTGTGAAAGTAGGTGATTGGGTTACGTTCGGTAAATATCAATCTGGTGGCGAGCCAATCATGATTGAGGGTAAGCGTTATATTCTTTGCCGCGAAGGCGATCTTGCTGGTTTTTCGCGAGACGGCAATCCGGTGTTCATTAAGAACGCTCCTCCGGAGGATTAATGGCTCGTATCCAACTATTCGGCATGGGGATGGCAAGCAAGTCCCCATATGTCACTGCAAAGAACCCTCAAAATATGTATTTTGAGACGCGTCCTGCAGGTGAGAAATCGACGATTGTTGGATACAAAACGCCGGGGCTTGTGTCGTTTGTTGATGGCGGAACTTCTCCGGCCAGAGCACTTTATGCATTCGATAAAAACGAATCTGCATATGCAGTGTTTCAAAACAAGTTTTATCAGGTAGGTGCGGCTGGATCTTTAACGGCTATCGGAACTCTTCTGACATTCACAGGCCAATGCTCGATTGCTGATAACGGCAATCAGATCATGATTGTGGATGGTACGTTTGGGTATATCTACAATACGACCACTGGTGTTTTCAGCCAGATCACTGATACAGACTTTCCAGCTAGTCCAACCACTGTTACTTTTTTGGCCGGGCGATTCATTGTCACGTTTGCCCAGCAAAGCCGTTTCTATTGGTCCGATGCATATGACGGTTTGTCATGGGATGCGCTTAATTTTACCAATGCTGAGACCAATCCGGATCCAAACGTAGCAGTATGGAATTTGAATGGTCAGGCGGTTCTTTTTGGTACGAGAACTACTGAATTTTTTGGCGTCAGTACTGATACCAATCAGGCTTTTGCATCAATTCAAGGGACAGCCACTAAGTGGGGTTTGGCGGCTATTTGGAGTGTCGCTGAATATGACAACTCACTAGCGTTCTTGGCTCGTAATAAGCTTGGTCAAGTCATGATTGCTAAGTTGGATGGTTATTCGCCACTTAAGCTAAGTAATCCAGATGTAGACAATATTATCAACGGATATTCAACGGTAAGTGATGCGGTGTCATATTCGTACATGCTTGGCGGTCATGCCATGTATGTCATCAACTTCCCGACTGCTGGCGATACTTGGCTTTATGACGGATTTACTCAGATCTGGTCTCGACTAAAGAGTTTTGGTATTACGCGTCACAGATCCAATCTTGGTATGTCGTTTATGACGTACACGATTGTTTCTGATTATTCGAATGGGATGCTGTATAGGCTTACCAATACTGCCTACACAGATAACGGCGATCAGATCGAATCTCAGATCATCAGTGAGAATGTCAGCGATCCAGATCTATTGCAATTGTCGATTGGTAAAGTTCGTGTAGATATGCAAGTTGGCATGGGCGATCCAGGCTTAGAACGTCCGCAAATTGGGCTGTCTGTGTCGCGTGACAATGGGCGAACATATGGTGCTGAAATGCTTGTTGATGTGGGCCCGACTGGTAATTACAGGCGTGTTGTTGAGTGGAATAGGCTTGGAACGTCGCGTGATTTTGTATTCAAGCTTCGGATGAATGACCCGTTCAGTTTTACTTTGATTAGCGCAACTATCAATCCGGATAACTAATGGCACTTATCAACCCAGTCCCAGCTACTAACGTAGAAACCGTACTTGGAAATGGTTGGCAGGCATTTTTCCAATCTGTGTACACGATTTGCTTTGCATTGACGCAAAGCGGAACTACAGCGAACCGTCCGACAAAGCTTCTTTGGGTGGGACGGACTTATTTTGATACTTCTCTTGGCATCCCTATTTGGTACAAGGGGCCAGGATGGGTTAATGCATCAGGAGGTGCAGTTTGAAAGAAATTGACGTTAGCTCTCTTCCAATCAAGCATCATTTTGGCGGCGGAATTTACATCAAAGAAACTCATTTCAAGGCTGGTGAAATGGGTGAAAAGCACAAGCATAATTTTGAGCATTTGTCGTATTTGGCGTCTGGTAAGGTAGAATTGGTTATCGACGGGCACGTGACCCGAACGATGGTAGGCCCTGAAGCGCTCACGGTCCAAGCAGATAAAATCCATCAGGTTCATGCCTTGACGGATGTCGTATGGTTATGCTGCCATGCAACGGATTGCACTGATCCGGAGAAAATCGATAACGTCATTATCGAAGGCGGCCATGTCTGACCATATCAAGCTCATTGCACAAGGATTGAATGTTGCACCTATTTATTGGGCGCTTCATCAACATCCTGAACTGTGGAATGAAAACACCGCCCGTACTGAATCAAAAGACAGCCCTCATTATGGGCTAGATGATATCTGGGCGCGCTTTGTACCTTCCAATCCGACACAAGAACAATCATCTGTTTGGTATCCATCTGCCGATATTCTGCGGATCAAGAAGATCTGCCTTGATGTGATGCATGCGGTTGGAGGAACAGAGCTGGGTGGCGTGCTGATCACGCGTATTCCTGCTGGCAAAGAGTGCCGTCCCCATATTGATCCTGGTTGGCATGCAGCCAAGTATCAAAAATATGCAATCCAGATTACGAGCGCGCCGGGGCAAGAGTTTTGCTTTGAAGATGGCTCTCTTGAATCAAAGCCTGGTGATCTTTATTGGTTTAATAACCAGTTCCTGCATTGGGTGACAAACCCTACAAATTATGAGCGAATCACCATGATTGTGTGCATTCGTAAGGAGGATTAATCATGCCGTGGGGATATGCCGCCGCTGCTGTAGGAACTGTTGTTGCTGGTTCTATGCAGGCCGATGCAGCAAAAAGTGCTGCTGATTCACAAGCGCAATCTGCGCAGGATGCTCTTGCGCTTCAAAAAGCGCAATACCAAGACACGCAGAACAACATTAATCCGTATCTGCAAAACGGTACTGCTGCCAATAACAAGCTGGCTTATATGCTTGGGCTCTCTACTAGTCCGACGACATATGCTGGTCAAAATAGTGCAAAGACGCAAGACAACTTCAATGAAGCAGCTTATCTAGCGGCTAATCCTGATGTTGCCGATAAGTCTAAATGGGGCCAATCGGCATGGGACCATTACCAGATGTACGGCAAGAATGAAGGCCGGGCATTCCAGTATTTGAACGATCCTTCTGCAGATCAAGCAACTGCCGAAGCCGATCCTAATTATGGTTCTCTGCTTAAGAAGTTTGACGCCAATGACTTGGCTAATGATGTTGTCTATAACTCGGGTTTGAAGTTTGGCCTTGATCAAGGAACAAATGCGATCAATCAGCGTGCTTTGCAGTCTGGTAATTATGACTCTGGCGCTACGCTCAAAGCCTTGACGCAATATGCAAATGATTATGGTTCCACTAAAGCCAATGATGCTTATACGCGTTATAACCAAGACCAGACGAACATTTATAACAAATTGACCGGCGCTAGCAATACTGGTCTTTCTGCTGCTGGAACTTTGTCAGGCACAGGTGCTAATAGTGCCAATGCACAAAGCAACTTGATTACAGGCGCTGGGAGTGCTCAATCTGCAGGGACTATTGGAGCAGCTAATGCCGCTGGATCTACTGTATCTGGGTTGAATGGTTTATATAACAATTACAATTCAAATGATTTGCTGAAACAGTTGCTTTCTCAAAACAATAATACTTCGTCCATGTATGGCAGTCGCGGCGGCTTTACGACATCCGATTTCTCTAGCGCAAGTGGATACTAAAAATGGCACTTAATACTGACATCATCTTGCAAGGTCGCCCTGCTGCAGTAGAAGCTCCTGATCCTATGGCGCAGTATGGTAAGGCACTGCAGCTAAAGCAACTGATGACTCAAGGTCAACTTCAGCAGCAGCAATTGGCTGATGACCAAAGTGCGCGGGAAGCATTTGCTGCATCTGGTGGTGATCGGAACAAATATCTGCAAGCACTGGCGACTGGCGGTAATGTACGGGCATACCAGACTGCGCAAAAGAACTATCTTGATACAGATAAAACTCAAGCGGAGATTTCTAAACATCAAGCCGAAACACAGTACAAGCAAAGCGAAATTCAAAATCAGGCGATTGCGCGTGATCGTGACATGCTTGCCAATGTGAACAATCCTCAAGATGCAGCATTGTGGATCCAAGCAGGTTATCAAGACCCGATTGTAGGCAAGATCAAGTCAAGCATGATGCCTCTTGAGCAGGCTCTTGCACGCATTCCTACGGATCCAATGTTGTTCCAGCAATGGAAGCAACAGAACGCATTGGGCGCGACCAAGTATATCGAACAAAACAAGCCAACTTATCAGACAAGAAATCTTGGTGGCACTACCGATACCATTGCATTGCCTGGTCTTGGCGGCCCTGCTCAAGTGGTTAGCTCGATGCAAAACACTGTAAGTCCTGATGCATCGTTGTCAGCAGCGACTCAGCGTCGCGGACAGGATCTTACCGATGCCCGTCAACGTGAAGCAAATGCTATTCAAAATGCAGGGAAAACTTCTGAAATTTCTACTCAACTTCGGAAAGAATTCGATCAGTTGCCGGAAGTTAAAAACTATAAACAGGCACTCCCTGCTTATAAAGCAATTGAAGATGCAGTAACGCGCAATAGCACCCAATCAGATATCAACTTGGTATATGGCATTGCAAAGCTATATGACCCTAATAGCGTTGTTAGAGAAGGCGAATATGCCACTGTGGCGAATAGCCCGAATATTCCTGAGCGTATTAAGGGGTATGCCCAATATATCCAGGGTGGCGGTCGATTGACCCCGGAAGTCAAATCACAAATCCTTGCTGAAGCCCAAGGCCGTGTCAAAACATTTGAAGATCAGTATTCACAAGCTCGACAAGGCTATAGCGATATTGCAGGACGCTCAGGAGGTGATCCGTCACTCGTGTTCCCTGCCCCGCAACAGCCTGCTGTAAATGCTCCTGTTGGGCCAAAAACTCCGCGCAAAGGCACCATTGATAATGGTTACGAGTTTCTTGGTGGAGATCCTGCAGATCAGAAAAATTGGAGGAAGCGTTAATGGCTGCCCCATGGGAAAAATATCAAGCACAAAGTCAGGCTAATCCGCAGCCGAGAGAAGATGGCCCGTGGTTGAAGTATTCAAACGGCAATGCTCAAAATGATCCGCCAAGAGAAAAAGCGGTTGGCGAGGATAGTTCTTTGGTCAGTTTTGGCGCTGGCTTAGGAAAAGGTGTTGGAACCGTCGCGCTTAACGCGCAGCGCTATCTTGGTAAAGGCATTAATGCTGTTGCTGATTTGATTTCTCCGCCTGAGAGAAACCTCACATCTGTTATTACAGGCCAAGACAATAGCGGGACTGCTGCTGGCCGTTGGTTGGTTAAAGATGCTGAACAAGGGCTGCAAAATCTAAAATCAGAAGTAGCTCCATATAAGGCCGCTAGTCCTATTGCCACTGGCGCTGGCGAGCTTGGTGGAGAGATTGCGGCCACTTTGCCGGTGGGTGGAGCATTAGGGCAAGTAGCCAAGCTTGGAGCCCGTGCGCTGCCTGCAGCAAGTCCTGTGCTTACACCTTTGGCAGAATCTTTGGCATCTAGCGGATTCCGTACTGGCGCTACTCAAGGCGGTCTGCAAAACCTTGCTACACGCGTGGTTGGCGGGGCTGCTACTGGCGGCGCTTCTGGCGCTTTAGTGGATCCTGAATCTGCTGGTGCTTCTGCGTTGATTGGGGGCGCTCTTCCACCAGTTCTGAAGGGGGTTGGTGCGGGTGCTCGCTATGCTGGCAATGTTGCTGGATCTTTGGTCAAACCTTTTACAGCATCAGGACAAGAAGAAATTGCAAACCGCATTTTGCGTAAATTTGCTGAAGGTGGCCCGACTGAAATTAATGCTGCTGAATTGGTGCCAGGGTCTTTGCCTACACTTGCCGCAGCAACTGCAAATCCTGGTATTGCGACTCTTGAACGGGCTGCGCGCGATGTCCGTCCAAATTCATTTATTGAACGCGCAATTGCTAATAACGAAGCAAGAGCTGCGGTATTGCAAAATATGGCAGGGACGCAAGCACAAAAAACAGCTCTTAAGGAAAAGTTGGAGCAAGAATCTGCGCGTTTATATGGCGAAGCATTTAAAGAACAGCAACCAGTGACAGAAGAGTTGGTTCGTCTTGCTAGTCGTCCTTCTATGCGGCGCGCTGAATCGCGAGCCCAAGGTTTAGCAAGTGAGCTTTCTATTCCGTTTTCGTCAACATTAGAGCAAATGAGGCCAAAGTCTATATATGTTGGAGAAAGAACTGCAACTCCATCTATGTATATCAAGCCTGGCGAAAGTGTAAATATCCCTATTGAACGCCCTGTAAGCGTTTCCTCTGTTTTGCAAGAAAATGCGCCGCGTAATTTAGGTGCTGGGATGACGGAAAATGTTGCTCCAACAGAAGTTAAATATTCTACTGGTCCCGTATCAGATACGGCGCATGTTATTGGGCCGGATGTTTCTGCAACTCTTGAAAATAAAGTGCCACTATCAGGATATACAGAAATTCCGCCTGTAGACAGCATCCCTGTTAGAGATGCTCATACATTAAAAATGGCAATGGATGCCTTGATGGCAGATCCGACTTTGGGGATAAAAGGTCGTGAAGCATCTGCTATTAATGCAACAAGAAATAGGCTTTTAGATATGCTTCCAGATGCATATCAAAAGGCACGTCAAAGCCATATTGAATTGAACCGTCCAATTAATCAGATGGATATCGCCTCTACTATTTTGGATAAAGCAACCAATAAAGTAACAGGAAATATTACACCAAATTCTTTTGTTCGCGCATTAACTGATGACACAGCAAAAGAAGCGACTGGTTTAAAAAATGCAACACTTAAATCGATGTTAAGCAATGAGCAATATGCAGCATTGCAATCAATTAAAGATGATTTGATCCGCGAAAGTAATCAAGGATTAGGAAAATCTGCAGGCTCAAATACATTCCAAAACTTGGCAACCAACAACATTCTTGAAAGTGCTGGAGGGAAGTTGCTTTCTTCTGCTGCGGATAGAACCGGTATTTCGGGGATTGTCGGTCAAGTAGGAAAACTTGCATATGGCAATTCAAATGAAGCAATCCGAGATCGCCTCATTAATCTGTTGTTAAGCCCGCAAAATGCTGTGCTGAAAGAACCAGAACGTGTGCAGGCTTCTAATAAGCTGATGGAATTACTCAGGAATCAAGGTGGTCAGGCTGTGACTCGCGCCGCTCCGATTCTCGGCGCTCAGTAAATCCGACATAGAACTGCCAAACCGCTACAATTGCAATCAATGCAAGTGCTTTCCAGATCAAGTAATTAGTGTAGTTCATAGAAGGATAAATAAATGCCTACAGTTAGTGTTTCCCCGTTTGGACCCAAACCTCAACAAGTTGATGCTGCTGGCAATCCGCTTGTTGGCGGAAAGATGTTCTTCTATGTTGCTGGAAGCACCAGCACTAAGCAAAACACCTATACCGATTCTACGGGTACTGTTGCTAATCCAAACCCTGTCATTTTGAATGCATTGGGTGAGCCGCCAACGGAATTATGGTTTACGCAGGGTCAGCTTTACAAAGTTGTTCTTGCGCCTGCTACTGATACGGACCCTCCTAGTAATCCTATCTGGACAATCGACAATTTACAAGGTGCATCGGGGCCTTCTAGTGTCTCATCGTTGACTACGCCTGCTGGTCGAGTTCTCGGATATGTAGGCGCAAATAATTCTTCTTCTCCGCTGACTCAATATGATATGTCAGCGGTAAGCGTGACAACTCGGAATAATCTTGGGCAAAGTTACACATTTGCAAACACAGGTGTAATTACTAACAATTTGTCTACTGCTGGCCCGATCATCAATGGGCGAGATCAAACAGCAGCATTCCCTGCTAGTAGCTGGGTGTACCTGTATTTCATTTCAAATGGTACAACTATTGCCACGATTTCATCTTTGACCGCTCCTCCTAATGCGCCAGCGTTGCCGCCAGGGTATATCGCATGGGCATTTGCAGGTGCTTATTTCTGGAACTCTTCAAGCAACCTTCTGCGAACAAGAAGCAGGGGTTCATATATTTCATATGATCAACAACAAATAGTATTGAATGCTGGCGGTGCGACTACAGAAACTTCGGTAACAGTAACTAGTCAAGTCCCGACTTCTGCTGTTTCTGGAAGATTTGACATTCAGTTCAGCGCATCTGCAACGACAAATGCTAATGGCACTGGTCTTGTGACTTTTATCACTAGAATTTTGTCTGGATCTGATTATTCGTCTAATAACGTTTATGTCGCTAGTGCATCTTCATTGTCATTTACTTCAGGCAAGATTTGCAATATGCCTAACGTTGGCCAAACATTTTTATACCTAAACCAAAACATTGCAAGCCCAGCTAATGTTTCGGCTGTATCAGCGACTATTTATGTGAGTGGGTATGGCGTATTCAATGGCGATTGCTAAGGAGAACATAAATGTATTCCTATAGAGACCCGGTCACAAATGTCTTAATGAGTTGGGGATATGCCTCTTCAAATTGTAGGATTGGGCAGATCCCGCCGAACTGCGACATTCAAAGAGAAGAGCCAGAGGATTTCAATTTGACGCCGGGCGAATGGCAATGGGATGGTGAAAAATGGATTCCGTATCCTTGAATACTCAGAATTGGTCTTTGGACAGGAAAGTTACGATTGCTGGCCTGGTTTCTATTATCGGGTTGGCAGGATCAATGCTTGCTGTATATGTCAGCATGAATGTGCGATTGAGCAATGTTGAACTTGCTCTCACATATCAACGTGGTGCAAATGATCAATTACGAGAAACGGTTAAAGAGAACAAAGTTGAAACTTCTAACGCTGTATCAGAAGTGAAATCTTTGATCAAAGACGTTTCTGCAAAGGTAGATCGGCTTTTAGAGAGAAAGTAATGAGATACGCATCGGCGTGTTTCATTGTTGTAATACTCGTTTGTATATATATACTATTTGATATATACACAAGTCAAAAAGGCATTAAAGCAATATGTAACGATGGAACCGTAAGCCTGAGCAAAAATAGGTCTGGGACATGTTCTCATCATGGTGGAGTTAAAGAATGGCGCTGACTGCTGATCAACTCAGAAAAATAATGCCGCAAGCCGGTCAGAAGGCGGACATATTTGCCGTTCCTTTATCAGACGCAATGGCTGAATTTGAGATTAACACGAAAGCACGCCAAGCGGCTTTTATCGCTCAAATAGGCCATGAATCCGGTCAGCTAAGATATGTACGAGAGTTAGCCTCTGGAACAGCGTATGAGGGCCGTAAAGACCTTGGAAACACGATGCCAGGCGATGGAGTCAAGTACAAAGGTCGAGGGCTGATTCAGATCACCGGAAAAGCTAATTATGTTGCGTTGATGATGGCTCTTGGTATTGACTGTTTGGAGCATCCGGAAGTAGTTGAAGAGCCGGTAAATGCAAGCCGATCAGCCGCATGGTTTTGGAAAGATCGCGGGTTGAATGAGCTAGCTGATCAAGGAAATTTTCTAGCGATTACCAAGCGGATTAATGGCGGTACAAATGGCCTAGAGGACCGACAAGCCTTGTGGGCAAAAGCGAAAGAGGTATTGTGATGGATCCTATCAGTTTGGCGCTTGGCCTTTCTCAATTCGTTCCTGTCATTGCAAAATGGATCACTGGAAGTGATAAAGCTGCAGACGTAGCAGGAAAAGTAATTGACGTTGCAAAGGCTGTTACGGGTACGTCAGATGGTCAGACAGCTTTAGCAGCCATTCAGGCCGATCCAAACAAGGTTTTGGAGTTTCAACAAGCCATCGCTGCGCAACAGATTGATATCGAAAAAGCTTACTTGCTTGATGTGCAAAGCGCCCGCGATAGGGATGTGAAAATCGTTCAAACTGGTCAAAAAAACTACCGCGCAGACTTTATGTTTTTCTTGGCTATAGCGATGATTAGCGGACTGGTCTGGCTTGTCTGGAAAGATCCGAATATCAACGAGTACATGAAAGGGATTGCGACGCTGGTGCTTGGTCGATTCCTTGGTTATTTAGATACCATCTACAATTTTGAATTTGGTACTACTCGGTCTAATAAGGCCAAAGACGAAACTATCAAAAATTTAAGCCAGAGTTAAATCATGACTTATCGAGTATGGCGTCACGGAACGTATCGTAATCATAACCGCACAAAAAGTACAAGCGGCGGTAACACCATTCCAGTTATTCAGACATTTGGATTTGGAACGCCAGCGCCGAATATTAGCGGTAGTCCTGCACTTCTTTACTCATGGGATCCTGATAATACGTCGCTAGTTACTATGACTGGTAACAACATTACAACGCTTGCAGGCGCTGATGGTACGTCTTTAGCCCTTACATCTGGGTCCGGTCCTACTCGTACCCTTGTAAATGGTAAATATGTTGCTTCGTTTTTGGGAACGTCTAGTCAATATATGAATGCTCTAGGTGGTCAGGCAGGAGGCACGCAGGTAGTAATTTTTGATAGTGCTGGCCCAGCTTTGGCAATGACTACTGGTCTATTTGGAGAAATGAACAGTGCTTCTGCAAGTGGTACGAACCGTCAAGAAATTCTAAAGATTAATAATGTTGGTTCTTATGTTACTGCACGAAAAGCAGACAACAATAGCTTGATTGCGGATGCCAATTCAGGACAAGGTAACGATACAAATATTCATATTGCCATCGGGACGTATTTGCCAGGTATTGGCAACTCTTATTTGTTCTTTGATGGAGTTGGCACGCCATATCAATCTACAGGAACAGCGGACCTAGCCACTGGTATTAACAATGTGGTCATTGGCGCTCGATTAGTTTCCAGTGCATTTACTCAGTATCACACTGGAAACATTTATCGGGTATTAAAATATGCACAGCCCGTTCTTACAAACGGTCAAATTGAGGAAATCGCAGTTTGGGCCGCAGCAAATTACGGTACGCCTAATTTGGCATAAACAGGAAAGGCATCACAGCCTTTCCCCCTCTCACGTGCTCGGCGCTGCTCGTCTCGTCTTGGGCGGCGGCTCATGGCATTTTTCTCCCGATTTCGGCTGCTGCACCAGTGATGCATTTGCAGAATGCTTCCGAAAGCGTGCATGTTTCGTATCCCCAGCTCCAAGGGACGAATACGCCATCCTGCTCGTAAAAGCAGGTGATGCTTTGCTCCGTGATCTGGATTCTCATTTTCCCTGCGGCGCAAAGAGTCATAGCAAGTCGGCCTGCATCGCCATCGTCTTCCAGCGGGTTCCAATTGATAGGCATTCCAGTTGCAGATGCGTATCCAACACCGTCATGGTGGAGCCCCGCCGCCTTGGCAGCCATCTCCAACAGCTCGCGATCTGTGCTCATGCGATCCTCCTGAATTCCAGCACCCACACCCAGGGATTAGCCTGCCAGCTGCCGGCACCGTTGATGGATTCCCACATGGCCTGCCAAGCGCTGCGGATGCTGGAGAACTTGTTCCCATTTTTCTGCACCTCGGCGGCCCAGCCGCGCGTCCCTTCGTCTTCAGCGTCGAAATCGCTGATGTCCTGCAGGCGCTCCACGCGCACGCCAGTGATTTCCAGCTTGATCCGGCATGCTGCTCGAGGCATGTGAATGCTGGGCTTCCACTTGATGCCGTCGTATTCCATGCCAGGATCTGCGCGGTAGCAGGCATGCCAGGCCATGCCGGGATGATCCGGGTTGTAGCCCCATGTTTCTCTCACCCAAAGTCGATCACCGGGCCGACCATGCTTGCACTGCTCGGCCAGCCATTCCGCACATGTCAGGACGCGGTAGCCTTGCGTCTGTCGGGCCTCTGCCACCAGCTTGTCGCCGTCCGGTCGGGTGTAATGCACTGCGCCGGACGGCCCGATGATGCGGAGATGATGCGGATCGTTCGGCGGCTGCTTGATGATGCGCCGAGTCTGGGTCTTGTCGCCGGACAGGATTGCGCGCACCATCGGCGCGGAAAACAAAATCGGTCGCTCTTTCACTGCTGCGTTCATCCTTGCTCCTTCTTCCGGTTCTTCCTCTCCCTCACCCAATCAGGTATTCCGAAGAGTATGTAGTAGCCTGTTTTCCACAGGAGGATTAGGAGGCGGTCTAGCATGCCTTCTCCTTGATGATGTCTTTGATACGCTGATTGCCATCGCCACCATATGGAAGGCACATGCCGTCCCAATGTTCTGGCAGGTCGGATACGGACATAATTTCGCTACCTACCCGTACATCAGGAGCGCAATCCGGAATTGCTGAAGGCGCATGTGTGGTTGCAAGAGACCATGCATGGTCTTGGTCACGGGCCTCCACAACCATTTCGAATTCGACTGTCACACGGTATAGTTTCTTCATGCTTCCTTCTCCTTGACTATGCGGTAGGCGATAATGTCGTGATCGTCGCCGCTATGGCTCCAGTCGTAGCTTACTGGGCCTGTAACAGGTGCCGTCACGGATCCATCTCGATAGCGAACTTGAATCCTGACATTGCTTGGCGTTGGCCGGTCTCGAAAATACCCACCCTTCCACTCAATCCATTCAGACATGCTCTATCCCTCCTTATTCGCCGGTGCTGCGGCAATCATGGCTGTCCAGACTTCATGCGGCAAACCGGTTATGTTCTTGAACCCTTCGGCCTCCATCTCTGGCGTCGGCTCCTTCGGCACCACAACGTGCCCCTCTGGGATGGCGCGGGAGAGGATTCTGTGGGCAAATTGGCGTTCTTGATGTGTCGCCATCGTCCCAAAAACTTCTGCGGCAATATCATCAATCGCTGCGTTGTTCATGATGCTCTGCGCGGATTTTGAAAAGAGTGCGCGGGCGAATCCCAGATGGTCGAACTCACGCGAGCCAGACGCCACGCAGAAGCTGCTAAATGGCGTGGCGATTTCGTCAATCTCTTGGTCGGTCATGATGGTGTCCTTATTTGATCGGCAGCTTCAAGACAAGCTTGGTTACGTTGGGCGGGACGACGATCTGATAAACCGTGTTACCAATCCAAAAATCCTCTGTTCGTCTTTGACTTTTTGCAGGTGTTGTCTCTTGTGGATTGCAAAACAAAGTACGCTCGATGACATGGAATTGTTTGTCGTTGCTCATGGGGCTCTCCATTTCCAAGAGCATTGATATGCATAATGCCCATTCTTTCCGCACAGGCAGCACGTCGGCTGCTCTGCGCGTTGGATGGCGGCGGTGGGGGTCATGCTGCTTTCCTTTCTTTTTTGCCAGCCAGGATTGCTACTGCTACCAGCCAGCGCGCCAGCGGTTCTGGTGTATGCTCACGCTCAGGCTTCGTAATTGAGGGTAGACGCGGATAATTCTTCGTCGGGCGCACGCAATGCGTAGGTTTTCCTTCGCGTTTCGGAATGACCGGCAAATCATCCGGATGAACGCCGACGATATACAGCCATGTCGATTTCTCTGCACGATGACCGAAATGGAACTGGTCAATCTGGATTGAATATCCGCCATATTGATCTGGTGCGCGGCCAGGTCTTGGCAACATCTTCTCAACCCATAGTGAAGACTCTGCCGGATGCTCCAAAACGCCGCCATAAGTGCGAACTTTGGCCAAAGCGAAAAGGGCTAGAGATTTTTCGTCGTCGCGCGGATTGGCAAATTGGCGCATCCGGCCCCATGCTCGGCAGGGAGGGTGGGCCACCACAGGATATCCGCCTGGCCATGTACGCGCATCGCGGTCAATGTCGTACACATCGCATTCCGGCAGCGTCTTGTAGACGCTATCCTGGCGTGCGAAGAGAACCGCAACGCTCACGATTTCCCTCCTTCTTCTGCTGGAAAATCCAACTTGGATTTCTTTGCAAAATGCCTCATTTCATCAATGACCATTTTTTGCTGATCAAACCAAAACCGCATTCCTTTCTCGCGAGGCTCAAGTCGTAGCTGATCAAGGCAGTACGCCTCGTAACGCATCAGGAAATCTTGATAGTTCATGCCTTGTCTCCTTCTTCTGCTGGCTGGCAGAGTGCGGCGCGTGCGAGTAATGCACGGGCGGCAGCATAGACGTATGGCTTCAGGTCGGTCTGGCCTTCCTTGATGGTGAAGCCATGCGCCATGAAGATTTCGCGGATAGTCTCATCCGCCACCGGCTGCGCCAATTCTGCCGGTGCAGCGGCATAGAGCAACGTTCCTTCTTGCAGCACTGTCCCGATATCTCCCTCGCGAATGATCTCGCCATATACCCCGCCCAACGTGTCGCGCACCACAGCCACCGGCTGCGCCACCGCTGGCGAGGCTTCGGGATGCTGCTGCGCGGCGTCGTACATGGCACCGTAGCAGCCGATAGCTCCATCATTGCCGACACCGATGCCATACTTCTTCACGGACCAGTCCCTAGCAGCGTTCAGCATGGTTTCATCGGGGACCTTTGGCAGCAGCTTCCATCCTTCAGGAACCGACCCTGCTGGTAGCGCGATCTGGGAGGCGCGGTCGGCAATGCTCTGCGCATAGGCCGTCATCTGCTCAGGCGTCATTTCGCAGGACTGCCCCTCTTCCGGCTGCAGGGCGCGCTCTGCTAGGGCAATCAGGGAGAGGATGGTTTGCGGATTGGCGGCGGCGATGAATTCTGCGACGGTACGCGGCTCATACCATTTCTCGATGCAAAACGCTTTGCAGAGGGGGTTACCTTCAGAATCCAGCACGTAAAACGATGCGCCGCCCAATTCAGCTTTGAATTCAATGCCGCTGAGTGCTTCCGTCAACCGCTTCAATTGCTCAATCTTGTTTCGTGTCATGATCATTATGGGCTCCCAAATAGTGATTCTTGAATCGGTGCATGCTGGCGGTCCCAAAACGTCAGCGACTGGTGGGCTTCGATGCGCTCACGCATCAATGCGGCCCGTGCTTCCTTCGTCGGCGGGGTGTAAGTACCGCGCCATGCTGAGTCGATACCCACGTTGCGCCCGATATTCGTGCTGTCAGCCGAAGAGAAGGGGAAGCGACTGAAAACTTCCGGGTCGAGCATACGAAGGCCATGCAGCTTGCAAATTGGTCTACCTTGTCGGTCGCATACAATGGCCATTGCCTTTGCCATCCGTGTCCACCATGCAGCCGTGCCGATTTGTGCGAACTCGCCAGAACTTCCGAGGCAGATACGAGGCCACGCAAAAGCAAGCCGCTCAAGGCGCTCCAGGGATTCATGCAGGTGCCAGACTGGAGCGCCGACCCATGGCGATTTTTCTCGCCACGGCCATTCTTCTAACAGGGCATCATTTGCGACTTCATCGCCATCAATCACATCGGGGATCACGGCAAAATCAAAGCTTGGATAACGATGAAGCTCACCAACCCACGCGTAGTAATGCGACCAGTCGGTGATAGGTTTTCCGCTACGCCATGCTGAGAATGCCCCGTTGTCCACCGCAAATGACTGCGATGCTTCCAGTGCGATTGTCAGTTGCTCGGGGTGCTGGAACGACACAAAAGCATGGCCGCCATCAATTGCGCGCAGAGCTGCTGTGGCCGGTGTGATCGGAAGTCCGTGATAGTGAATCACTTACCCTCCCCTTGCGCGGCGATGGCTGCGTCAATGGCGGTTTTCGCACGAGCAGCGATACCGATGAATTCCCAGGCGCGGCGTGCATGCCAATCGCGCATGCCTTCTTCGCTTTCCTGTCCGCTGCCGGACATACCGGCCAGCGCGATTTCTTCCAGCGCATCGCGAGCAATGGTCAGCAGTGCATCATCCTTCCCTGCATCAGAGGTGGTGGGGGATAGGTTTGCAAGCGCTTCGTGGATCATGTGGCGATATGCATGCGCTTGTTCCAGCAGTTCTTGGCTGGTCTTGATGGTTGAGCATCCAGCGCGGTATTTCAACGTGCCGAACTTGTCCAGCATGTCGATGATTTCCTCCAGCCCTGCTGCGCGCCCTTGGGTGAATGCATGTCCCATGATCGCGCTGACCATGGCCAGCATGTTCTCGTCGTGCGCGTCAGCAGCAAACTTTTCCAGTGATTCGCGCACCTCCGGTATGTCGCAGATGCGCTGCGCTTCAGGCCAGGCGATGGGGGTCGTCATTCTTCACCCCTCGGATACTTGGCCTTGTATGCATCCGGGATGTATTTGTGCAAGTTGTCCGCGCACTCTTCGGCACCACGCCCAAACTCGTTACCTGCTTCTGCAACGCTATCGCAGACGCCAACGCACATTGCGATAGATCGGGCGTGCTGCTCTTCACGGATCGCCTCTGCAATCCATTCGATGTGGCGGCGATAAATTGCCTCATCTTCTGGCGATTTGATGAGACCACCAATGCCCATTTCGCCACCACGGCCAATGGTCATCAGATATTCCAGATGTTCTGCTTGCTGTTGTTTGACGTTCATTTCTTCACCTCTCCAATCTGAATAGCCGCCACCTTAGCGGCCAGGTCCTGCTGCAGTCCCAGCGCTGCAGTGACTGCAGCTTGTAAGCGGCTCATTTCTTGGACTCCTTGCCATGTATCAGCGCCATTTGCACGCGGCGTTCGCAATCGCTTTCGAGTGACTCGATTTCTGCCATGAGTTGGCGAATAATCGCTGCGCCTTCACGGTGCTGACCGGAATGGCTGTATTCGTCCATGTAGGACAATACTTCGATGATTTCGGATCTTGAATAGACTTTAGACACATCAGCCCCTTTAGTTGATGAGAAATCCCTTAAGAAGAATGGCATCAGGTGCTAAGGGTTGCACTTTTCGAGAGCTAATCTAGATGCCAATGACAGGATAGAACAGGAATCAGCCCCAAGCAAGAGCTTTCAAGGAATTTTTCTGCTTATGAAGTTCCTCGATATTCGCAACAATCTTTTCGATTTCATCAATCAGTGCCCGGCCTTTGTTGAAGTCGTCAGCACCTGGGAACGATTGGTCTTTATCGGGCTGTGCAGCTCGAAAAATACCGGTGGTAAAACCGGTAAATTTTGAGCATGCAATATGCAGATCCTTCAAAGCGTCTTCATGTGCAGAACGAACTGTGGAATACTGTCCGCGAGCGATGATGACTGCTGGGTCTAGTTGGTCGAAGTCAATCATTTCAATCCTTTACCAAAGCATGTGCTTGTCTATGATGCGCTTGACAAAGCCAAACAACATCGAGTGGGCGCGAATAATCTGGATGATGCGCAACAGGATTTGTATTATTGCAATCTGGGATTGCGCAAACAGGCCATTTAAAAATCTTTTTAGCCCTTAATGCATTATGAACGGCCGTATTTGCACGAACTCTTTCTGGAAATTTGCGCTTATATTCTTTATCAACATCAATTCTTTTTTGCATTCGATGAGGTAACTTAGACCTAGATTTATCATATTTCCTAATTTTTTCTAGGTTTTCCAATCGATGTAAAGATGCATCTTTTTTAGTACAATCTTTGCATTTTCCAAGCAATCCATCTTTCATTGCTTTGTGTTTGTAGAATTCAGAATGCGGCTTCCAAGTACCGCATTTAAAACATTTCTTAGAAGTCGCATCCATATATTTAAATAGAAAGCAGGGCTTTACGCGGGAAAGGAGCGAAAGGAATGTCATCATCCATAGCGGCAAAACTACCTCCACCACCAGAAGGCTTTTTTGCTACTGGCTTTTGCGCCGCTTCTTGCGGTCTGCCTCCTTGCAAAGCTACATCAGCCACGCGCAACTCAAGGGCTTCACGCTCGTTTCCTTCCTTGTCTT